CGGATACCTGCGCCGCCTTCGATCAAGATCGAACTCAACAGCCGGTGCGCGTACAAGTGCCACTTCTGCGTTCGTTCGGTGCGTGAGAATGACAAGATTGATATGGACCGGGGACTCTTTACGCGAATCATGCGCGAGGCATACGACGCCGGTACGCGGGAAGCGGGGCTGTTCTACATCAACGAACCGTTCTCGGTATCGTGGCTACCAGAGGCCATTGCCGAATGCCGCGAGATCGGCTACCCCTACATATTCCTGACGACCAATGGCAGCGTAGCCACCCCGCCACGGGTCGAGGGGGCAATGCGGGCGGGGCTGGACTCGCTCAAGTTCTCCCTCAACTTCTACGATGCCCAGCAACTTGTGGACGTTGCCAAGGTCGCCCCGCGCACGTTCGACCGGGTGATCTACCACGTCAAGAAGGCTTACGAGATACGCGAGCGCGGCGGGTACAAGACCAAGCTCTACGCTTCCAGCATCGCCTTCGATGGGGAACAGGGCGAGAAGATGAAGGCGGTGGTGGAGCAAATCCTGCCGTATGTGGACGAGCACTATTGGCTTCCGCTTTACGGTATGAGCGGTGCGGCCAAGGCGGCGGGATGGAAGCCCAAACCCGGCAACCCCGGCAGGCTCGACAACATGAGAACGGAAACGCTGCCCTGCTGGGCGGTGTTCACCGAGGCCCATGTGACCGCCGACGGGATGTTGGCGGCGTGCTGCTTCGGCACGGGGCTGGACGGGGACTTGGCGATGGCCGACTTGAAGTCCACCTCGTTCGAGGATGCGTGGAACAGCACGTCGTTCCAGACGCTCCGCAAGGCGCATCTGAACAAGGACGTTTCCGGCACGGCATGTGCCGAGTGTGCGGCGGGATGACCATGCGCGTAATCACTACCGCCCACGAAGAAGGCTTCAACCAATACGGTCAGGGCTGGCTCGACAGTCGCCAGCATTGGCCGTCGGGTACGGAGTTCTACTGGTACACCGAGGGCTATCAGTTGCCCTACCAGCCCGACGAACTGGAGATGATCGAGCAGGCCGGGACCGGCATACGGGATGGCTGGATCGAGCGCACCGACTTCGACTACCTGACCTACTTCCGCCAATGGAAGGACCGGCACAAGAGCGATCCAACGCCGGATTGGAAACACTCGGCGGTCAAGTTCTCGCACAAGATATTCGCCATGTACGAGGCCACCAAGAATTACAAGGGCGTGGCGGTGTGGCTGGATGCGGACTGCATCACCTACCGCGACATCCCGCCGGGGCTGATCGAGGGCTACGTCAGCGAGTCCTACATCGCGCATTATTGGCGTCCGGCGCGGTGGACGGAAACCGGCTTCTGGGTAGTCAACTGCGCCCATCCCGTGCACAAGGAATTCATGGAGTTCATGGCTTGGGTGTATCTCGAGGACAAGTACCAGAAGCTCTACCATTGGACTGACTGCTACGTTCTGGATAACGCCATTGATCGGTTCATCACGGCAGGCAAGATGACAGCCTACAACTTGTCGGGCGACCAGACGTTGGTGGGGCATCCGATGGCACATTCCGATCTGGGCCAGTACATCGACCATCGCAAGGGTGGGCGCAAGGCGTTCGATGCTTCGCCGGAGAACAAGTATCACAAGGAACATCTGGAGAGCAGGGGGAGCTATGAAGCCACTTTCTAGCACAACCTGGGGGCCGGAAGAACGCGCTGCCGCGCACGCCATCATTGACGGGGATCACTTCACGATGGGGGCCAAGGTTGCGGAGTATGAGCAAGCCTATGCCCATTACTGCGGGACGAAGTATTGCGTGGCGGTGAACAGCGGATCGTCTGCCAACCTGTTGATGGTAGCGGCGTATACCCTACGCTACGGGGCGGGGAAGGTGATCGTGCCAACCGTGGGCTGGTCAACGTCCTACAGCCCGTTTCAGCAATACGGGTGGAAGTTGATCTTCGTTGACATTGACCGGCAGACGCTTAACTACGATCTGGCCGCGTTGTGGAATGCCACGATGCACCACAATGCCGACGTGATTCTTGCCATCAACCTGCTTGGCAACCCCAATGATTACGACAAGTTCCCGCGTAAGGCACAAGTATTGGAGGACAACTGCGAAGCGATGGGGGCGCTGTACGGTGGCCGAAGAACGGGCAGCTTTGGCGTCATGGCTTCGCATTCGACTTTCTTCTCGCATCACATCTGCACGATGGAAGGCGGAATGGTGACGACGGACGATGAGGAGTATTACCACATGCTCCTGTCGCTTCGCTCGCATGGCTGGACACGGCATCTGCCAGAGAAGAACCGGCTGTGGGCCAAACCGGACAAGTTCACCTTCATCTTGCCGGGATACAACGTGCGCCCGACCGAGTTGCAGGCGGCAATCGGGATCGAGCAATTGAAGAAGCTCCCCGGCTTCATTGCCCAGCGCCGGGAGAACGCAAGCCGGTTCCCCTTGCGGACGCAGCGCGAGATCGGTCAATCGTCATGGTACGGGTTCGCGGTGTTTGAAGACGACATGGCGCGGGTGCTCGGCAAGTACGAAACGCGCCCCGTCGTGACCGGCAACTTCCTGAGACAGCCAACGATCAGCCACTATGACTATGAAGTGTGGGGCAAGCCGCGCAATGCCGATTGGGTACATGATCGGGCGCTGATGATCGGTAATAGCCATGAAGTGCTGGATTGGTCCGATCTGGCCGAAGAACGGGTGGCAGCATGAGTGCTTACCCGCTGAGAATCTTCATCGGTTTCGACCCAAGGGAGTCTATTGCCTATCATGTCCTCGAACATTCTCTACGGAAGCATTCGAGCATTCCGTTGGCTATCACGCCGCTTTCAAGGAACAACCTCCTGCCGGTCTTTAACCGGGAGAAGTCATCCTCCGAATCAACAGACTTCTCGTTTTCGCGCTTTCTTGTTCCGTACCTCTGCGACTACAAGGGCTGGGCGCTATTCATGGATTGCGACATGCTGTTCCGTGCAGACGTTGCGGAACTGGCTGCACTCTGTAATCCCATCGGGGCGTGGTACAAGGCGGTCTACTGTGTCCAGCACGACTACGAATCCACCGTCAAGACCAAGTTCCTTGGGTCAAAGAACGAGACATATCCTCGGAAGAATTGGTCGTCGGTGATGCTGTTCAATAATTATCGCTGCCGCAAGCTCACTCCAGAGGTGGTCAATGAGGCTACCGGTCCTTACCTGCATCGCTTCCAATGGACGACAGACGATCAGATTGGTGAGCTTGGACGGGAGTGGAACCATCTGGTGGGAGAGTACTCGCCTGATCCCAATGCGAAGAATTATCACTACACATTGGGGGGGCCTTACTTCCCCGAATACGATGGTGGCGAGGGGTCCGACGAATGGTGGCAAAACTTCATGGAGATGATTCATGCGGAGGAGAGCGGTCTTTGCAATGCAGGCAAGGAAGTCCGAAGAATCTCCGGTCGTCCCGCCCGTCCCTTCCGTTTCTCGCCCGAAGGTCTTGCCGAAGCCGCCGACTGACGAGCAAGTGGACAAGGTATTCGACCAACTGTTAAGGAATGAAGCCTCATGCCGACTCTGGCTGAAACAGTAACACGGGTACTGGACGACCTGTCCCGACCGTTCGATGAGCTTGGCGACATTGCCAAGCGCGAGATTCTGTCGGCCATCGGGAACTACGAATCCTCGCGCTTCACGTTCAACGAGCGCGTCCTGACGGCAACCCTGTCGTCTACGTCGGTCTTCGCCTTCTCCGCGCTGGTGGCGAACGATGCGGAGGTGGAAGACATCTGGGCCATCGACGGGGTGAAGGTGCTGTACTCGTCGCGCTACATTGATGCTGAACCGGTGCCGTGGAGCCGGTACTTTGAACTGGTGAACAACGTCACCACGACCTCCAACTTCCCCGATTTCTTCACCACCTACAACCGCTCGCTGTACGTCTATCCGGTGCTGACGGGGAACATTGACGCTTCCATCCCGGCGCACGTCAAGCTGGTGACGCTGGATGGGATCACGAACACGACCAATGCGTGGCTGACCGAGGGGGAGGAACTGATCCGCTCCCGTGCCTGCCGCATGATCTGCCAGCGCAAACTGGACGACTTCGAGAAAGCGGCGATGTTCAAGCAACTGGAGGACGAGGCGTACAAGGGGCTGCTGGCCGATGCTGCCGTTCTGCAATCAACCGGGATGCTGTCTCCCAACGACTGATGTTCATACCCTTTTCCAACTGGCAACCCGACAGCGATCCCATCGCTGCGAATCTGCTGGTCGATCCGTCGAACAATCTGGTGCCCACCACACGCGGGTATCGCGGGGCCAACTCGTTCTACAACGTCACCGGACAGACCAGCCTGTCGGCCACGGCGGTGGGGATGTGGTATGCGCGGCGGGTGGACAATACGAATCAGTTGTTCGGCGGCACGCCCACCAACATCTACATCCGGTCGGGCGGGGCGTGGTCGGCCAACACCTCGGTCACGATCAGCGCGGTATCGCGGTGGCAATTCGCCCAGTACGGCAATCTGACGTTCGCCGGGGCCAAGGAAACGCAGTCGTTGGTGACGGATACGCTGACCTTCACCAGCGTGGGCACGGGACTGACGGCGATGCCGCGCTTTGCCATCATCGACACCATCAACGAGTTCGTGATGCTGGGCAACGTCACAACCAGCGTGACGTACTCGGTGGGCGGGGTCATTACCGTGCAGCCGGGGGATTACCAGGACCGGTGGTGGTGTTCGGGTATTGGCAACCCGCTGGCGTGGAACCCCGACATCGCCTCGCAAGCCACGACCAACCGGCTCACCGACGTTCCCGGCAAGTTGACGGCGGGTCGCGCCTTGGGTGATCGGTTCGTCTTCTACAAGCAGCGCGGCATCTATCTGGGCACCAATACAGGCCCGCCGTTCGTCTGGGAATGGTCGCTCATCAGCACGGCAATAGGCACCTTCGGCCAGCAATGCGTGGTGCCGGTGGGCAATTTCCATTATTTCGTGGGCAACGACGACTTCTACATCTTCGACGGTCAGCAGGCGCAACCGGTGGGTGCGGGCGTGCGCGAGTGGTTCTTCAACCGTCTGAACCGGAAGTTTGCCGATCTGATCTGGGGCGAGCACGATCAGTACAACAAGCTCATCTACTGGTGGTATCCGGGGCCGACGAGCGGGGATGGAACGCTCAACGAGTTCATTGTGTATCACTATCCCACGAACCGCTGGGGGCGGGGACAGTCCACCATGCGGGCGGCGTCGGCGTTCTTCGTAGACGCCCTGACGTGGGATCAGTTGTGGGTGGGGTACGCCTTCGATACGGTGCCGAACACGACGTTTGACTCGGCTGTCTTTCAGGCCGAGGCGTATGTGCCGGTGTTCTTCGACCAATACAACAAGCTATCGACGCTGGACGGGCCGCAGATGGAGGGCACGCTGGTGACGACGTTTGGCGGTGACGACTCCAGTACGAGTCTGTTAAGGAGAATACGGGCGCGGTGGATGCGGACGCCGACGACGGGCATTCTCACGCCGTCGCGGCTGATGCGGCAGGGAGAGAGCGCGACCGAGGGTATAGCGCGGACGATGGCGAATGCGCGGTGGGACTTCACCCAGAATGCTCGGTGGCACAAGGTCAAGATTGCCACGACGGGCAATTGGGAAACGAGCGGCATTGATGCCGAACTGGTTGCGCGGGGTAAAGAATGAGCCGCCGCGCCATGCTGCCGCTGTCCACGCACCCTCCTGAGTCTTATGAGGGCAGGCTGAATTTCCAGTTGAGCAGGGAGATTGGCGATCTCAAGGACAGGGACGAGCAGGTTCGCATGGGCCGGTTGGCGGCATACAACTCGGCTGCGGCAGCGCCCACCGGGAACACATGGGCGCAAGGCGACATCGTTCGCAACAGCGCCCCGGCAGAAGCGGGTGCGGCGTTGTCGAAGTATGTCATCACCGGATGGATATGTACGGTGTCGGGAACACCCGGCGCTTGGCTCGAAATGCGTACCCTGACAGGAAACTAATATGGCGATTCCAAGTGTAATCACGGACCTGTCCACGAATACGGCGAGCAACAGT